ACCATCACTGCTACCGCACATGGGGCAGGGCTCATGACGAAGAAACTCAGAGTCTGCGTTCATCGTCGTCCTTGACCACGATAAGGCTTAGCGCCCTTTGGTGGTCTTCGGCTTTTCTTTTTCTTGCTTTGAAAGGTCTGCTGCTTTTGCTTCATTTAACCAGTCAAGAGGAATGTCGTAATAGGCACACCATTGGAAGCCGTTCTTATCGGCCCACATGGCGTAGGTAGTTTTAGAGTTCTTACTGATTTTATTGTATGGCGCTTGGAAGACCAGGCGTACGTCGAGATCAGGGTTTGCTTTCTTGACAGCGAGCATCTTGCGACGATCAGCTGGTTTGAAGAAACCCTTGGTCTCAAGGTAAACATCCCCAACCTTGAAGTCGGGGGTGTATTTAGCCTCAATGACGTAGTTGAACTTATCAGGCTCGTAGCTGTATTCAACTTTGAGGTTTGTAAGAAGCTCAGCCACCTGTTCTTCCAGGCGACTACGCATCAGAAGTCCTCGTCGATGTTGACAGAGGCAGGAGCAGCCTCAGGGTTGGGCTCAGAGGTCTTGAAGCCTCGGGTAGTACCGAACAGCTCAGTTGCCTCTTCAGCGTCCATGTCACCGCTGTCTTGGACACCAGCACCCGTGTTCAGACTCACGACCTGGATGGCTTTGAGCTTGAGAGAGGTACCGATGTCACCAGCAGGAAGGCAATACGGCTTCTGGATGAAGGCGAGTTTGACTTTAGAACCGCTATACAGCGGAAGGTTAGCATCAGTGATGGCAGTGCCTTCAGTGTCCACGATAACAGGTACAACCTTGTCGCCCTCCTTCCAACGGAACTTGCATTGGTACATGCCTTCGCTCACTTCCTCCCAGGGCTCTGGCTTGGTAGTGACACGACGCGGGTTCTTGGCTTTGCTTTTAGCCCACTCCAGTGCACCTACACGCTCATCCTCAAGGGCATCAACGATTTCCTTAGGGAGCAAAGCAGTGAGGGTATGACCGTACTCAGACGGTTTGAGAATAGCCTGGTAGCCATCCAGGGTTACGGGCTCTTTAGTGACGTGAGTCGCCATTGTGATGATGGTGGAAAGTTAGCAGAAAAAATAGGTGGAATCTTCGACCACCTCAGGGTCTAGTGTTCCGACGATGGGAGGTTCTTCAGAAGCGTTAATAGCTTCTCCGAACTTAGACAGCCAGCAGTCTCGTGTGAAGATGTCCGTGTAGGTCTCTCGCACGAGTGCATTGAGTGTTCCCATGTCAGTTGCTCGGCATAGCACCGAGTCATGAATGACTGTGAATGGTCCATTGAATCTCTGAAAGGTTTCATGGAGGATGGACGCATCCAATGAATGGATCAGATTCGGAGCAGTACTGGACTTGTGACGGGTAGGACAAGGATCGCCCTCACCAACACTGACAGTCACTTTGGTAGATCCCATGAGCTGTAGCTTCATGGATTCGACCTCTTTCTTGTTCCTCTTCTGATTGACCACAAACCCAGAGGGTGTAGTCCATTCAACGTGATCAGCTCCGCTGCGGATGTACTGACCAACATGTGTCTTGATCCAACGCATGACACGCATAGGACCAGGCACAATCGCATCCATACTCAAATAGACAGCTTCCACAACTTGAGAGACTTGTTCCTTCTCAGGTTCAAAGCCTTGCTCAACCAATGCTTCCCTGATGTACCCCCATGAGGAGGAGCGGGTAGCATTGTAAGGGATCGTCATAACGGTGCGCTTGGTCGTTTTCCTTGTCATCCAAGGATGCATCTCAGCAGGGAGATACTTCTTGGCTTCCTCGGCTACGGCCTTGTAAGCATCAGACGGTCTATCACCAGGACAGACATTGACCAGACTAGCAGTAGATTGATCTTTAGCTAGACCAGCCAGGATCTGTAGTCCACTACATGTTGCATCAACAGCAACCATGAGGGATGTGAACTGATGATCACAAACGATACAGCAATGGTAGTACTCATGACATGCTGCCATGAATTGCCATGGTTCTTCGACCACCTCCCATTCAGGGAGATTGCCTATGGGGTCGACAGCGACCTTTGTGATTAAGTCTTCATTGTTCTTGACCCACTCCAGGCGTTCAGCCATAGGAGCTTTGTCGAGACCGAAGGTAGTAGCGACCTGAAAGGCCAGCCACTCTTCTGCCTCTTCAGTAACAAAAGACTCATCAGCAAACCTTATAAGGCTCTTACCAAAGTCTGTATCCTGAGGTGTCAGGTATGCAGGGATCGGATAGGTTCTTCCACGGTAGTCGAATGACCAACACAGGAAGTACTCCTCATCCTGAAACTTCTCAGCTGCTTCCAACTGAGTTCTTGTTCTGACTGATCTCTTGAAGTTAAGTCGATCAGTGTTGTATGCCTCTGCCATCTCCCGTTTCCAAGAGTGTCTGGCTTCAGCGTTCTCCGCAATATCAGGAGGTTTGGGTGGTTTGAAAGACTCGCACAGTGGAATAAACTTTCCCACCCTGATGCCCTTGTCGCGGAAATGGCGAGCAACCTCCAGAACATGTTTGTTCACACGGTATTTCACCTTCTGAAGCTTGTTCAAAAACTTCAGTGGAGTTTCCCCGTGTTTTAATGTCCTATTGCCCCGACGAGTCAGTTCATGACCCCTCATCAGCTCGTTTGTAAGGTAGCCACCCATCCGCTCATTGGTCCAATCATTAGGCTCAACAAGCATAGGCCATGGAATGCCTGAGAACATCTCAGCAGTATTGATGAGTTGATCTCTGACCTCCATAAATTCAGGAGTGGGCACAATTCGTGCCTCTTTCTTACGACCTTTCTGAGTCACCTCTTTGGTGAACCATCCAGTTGTACCACACACACGCTCAATGCACCAAGCACCGAGAGCAGTCTTGGTTTTGATGTGCCATGTAGGCCAGTGGATGTCTTGCCTACCAAACATAACAGAGGCAATGCTCTGCTTCTGATGAGTACCACAAGACTCATGGAAGTACTTGTCCTCGATGTGCTTCATCAAGCCAGGATGGTTTGATTTGTACCATCTGAACTTACATTCAGCCTCAAGGGCAGAGCCTATGGACACCACGACGTTGGTGAGCAGGTCAGCATCACGCTTCATGCTAAACACCATGTCAAAAGTGATCTTCAAAGCAATGGTAGCAATCGCTAGTGGTTCTAGGTTGTCAATGTGCTCTGAGACAGGCTTGTAGTATGTTCCAGCCCTTCCGTTTTTTATCTTGGACAGGTTGTCCTCGATGTCCTTAATTACAGCTGGTAGAGCCGCTGAGATACTTGCTGTTCCGTACACGCTCGCTGATGCGTAACTCTTCTCGTGCAAACGCTGGAGAGAGGCGTGCAGCTTCTGTTTCCCGCAGCTGAGAGCTTCCTGCTCCAGCTCGATCTGTTTCTGTATCTCGGAAGGTGTCGCCATAGGCTAGGAAGAGGGAGTATTGCTCAGCGTCGAGCGATTCAATGTGGTTAAGGGTCAGATCAAACTTCATAAATCTTGCATTGCGGATCGTTTGGATACAGCTCACAGTATGTCTCCATGTCACTGATGGAAAGATCAGGAATGAAGAACGTGGGCTGACCGTCCAGGTGTATTACGTCGAGCTTGCCCAAAGCAGCGAGGAGAATCAAAAGAGTCTCGTCTGATACTTGGTGTTCAATCTCGCCTGTATCGTAGTCTACAAGCATGCCATTGGCACACAAGAGATCGGCTAGGTCACAAGGATTCAGGGCCATCTGAAGGGAAAGGGACAGACATTGTATTTTCAGTGAGAATGAGAAGATCATCCTCGTTCTCAAGGCACTTGTTCACGAACTTGCGAGCAGCATGTACGGAACGATATGCCTTCTCTGTAATCTTACCTGATGATTCAGATTGTGATCTGATAATGCAGACGTAAGCCTCAGGCAGATCCCACATATCAGCAGCTTCAAAGCCATCATCAATGGTGTAATCAGTTGGCTCGTCTGTTGCATCCCAGAGCATGACCTCAGCGATGCGATTACTAAAGGGGTCAGGTTTTGCCATAAGTGTTACATAAGTCTAAAAGATTTAGTGCTGGGTTCATGCTTGCGATGTTCAACCAGAGCACTGATTGGAGCAAGGCAGGCAAACGTCAGCGCAATGCCAACAATCATGACCATGGGTCCTTTAATCATCTTTGGAAAGAGCGATGCCAGCGTCAAGAACACGTTGGTACAGTTTGTGATGTGCCACAACGGTGTTCTCAACATCAGGATCGTAACGCATCCACCACTGGGTGTTCAAGGCATCTGCCAGGATGTTTAGCTCTTCTTCAGAAAGTGATAGCTGTTTGCGTTTCATATTGGAAGCGGATGATGGTGGAAAATGTGTGGTGCAGCCGCTCACGCGCTGACACTGCTCTGGCCCCCACACAGGGCGAGTAACGGATCATGCTCCGAATAGTGAACATGACAAAGCCCCAGGAGGTTTCTCACGTCTCCTGAGGCTTGGT